CTTGGGAGAGAAAAGCAGTCAACCGAGTGGTAGGATACGAAAGACCGTTGGGAAGCTCGTTGTGGAGTTTGCCTTCTTCCCCTGCGGCAGTCCTTCTTGCGTTTTCTGCTTTTGTAACTATAAATCTCTCAACTAAAGATAGCGCCTCCTCTTTTATTTTTGTCGCAAACTCAACCTCGTTTCGAGAAGTTGCCAAAAAAGACTCTACAAATTTTTTAACGATTTCTGAAGATGCCTCTTCATCTGTAAGATGACTTTCAAAAAGGGCTAGCCCGTCGAAAAAGTCTTCGCGGCGGCCGATAAAAGCCGCAAATTGAAGCGCATCGGCTTTAGCTTCGGCGATTAATGTAATTAATCTGTCCGAGGCAATTTTAATCCCTTCGAATAATTCATTATGCAATCTCCCAACTAACCCAGGTTTAACTTTTCGATCCGCCTCGACTGATGCGATTAAATCTCGCTCGATTAATGAAAACGCTTCTGCTTTGAGGCTCGCCGCCACTTCCGGGGTTCCCTTTGAAATCGCGCAATATGATTCGACAAGTTTTTTTCGAACTTCAAAAGAAAACGGGCTTGGGAGTTCGCCCGAAGAATTGTCTTCGCGCCGGGCTAAAAATCTCCAGTGAGCGGCGGCTTCGGCGGCGGCTTGATCTAAAAAGGTCTGCAGGCGCGCGGATGAATAAAGAGTGCCGCCTAAAATTTCGTTGTGCAACCTGCCAATCTCCCCAGAGGAGTCTTTGCGGGTCCTCTCTACGATTGACATCACATTCCGTTCCAATAGATCGAAAGCCTGTTTTTTTAACCCGGAGCCATCCGCCCCGTTATCAAGCATGATTATCCCGACTGCGAGCAAGCGGACAATTTCAGAGGGGATTGAAGGATCGAATTGTTGTGAATCCGAAGTAAGCGCGGAAAAAACTATGGAGGTTTTGGCAAGCTCCTCGGCTCGCGATACGAAATTATGGTGATCGATTGCCTGTTGATACGCCTGATTAATGTAAGACTTTATGCGGCTCTGCGGGATGCGATAACGGGGCATCACTTCAAGCCCGATTCTTCCGCAAAGCCCCCCGAAGGTGTTTTGGGATGCTCCCGCTAAAGTTTGGAACTCCGACTTTCGGGCGCGGTCAATTTCGTTGTAGAGGACTTTCTCAACATAATCGAAAGCTCTTTTTTGAAGAGTATCCGCGTTTTCTAAACTATTGTTCTCTTCCCGCCACAAGGAGAGAATCATATTTTTCGTGGCGTCGATATTGTCTAAAATTAAAAACCCGGTTGCGGGGTTTGCGGTCGTCCCGCCTTCCTGCCAGGCGAGCGCGGCTTTTTCGTATTCTTCCGTTCGCGAAATAAAATTATGGTGGTCGATCAATCGGCGTTGCGCTTCATTGATGCGCGAATCAATACGGGCAACATTGTCCGCGGCCACTCCGTTATCGACATACGGGGCTAAATAGTTTCGGGCGGCTATGAAGCTAACAGGCATTAGTTTTCAAAGGGTTGAGGTTTATTCCCGGAAGCGACCCATCGAGCGTATGCAGCGTGGCTGCCTACAACATTTTCTTTTGCCGGCGGCAACTGAATCACAACTGCCCCAATTGTTGTTTGCGCTAAAATAGCGGTGTTATCCGGGTTCGAAAAAGTAGCGGACTCAATTTCAAAGTTCATATGTGTCTTTCTTCAAGTTGCAGGCTAACTTTGCCGGTCGCGGCGTAAACCGCGCTCGCGCTATCAATCGTCCTGTTGATGCCTAAAATAGTAGTTGAGGCATTGGCTCCGCCTACGCCTACGCGCACAGTATAAGTAACATTGCCCAAAGCAACTGGCGCGTGTGAAAAGGACATCGCAAAAGAGGAGAATTCAGTGTGTGCGGGGATCGTAAGGACCCCGGTTTGAAACGCCGTTGTGTCGGAGTCTTTGAAAATAGCCACTACCATAACCGCATTTCCAGCGCTGCTCCCAACGCGGCCGGCGACAATAGGTATGCTAATTCGGCCCTCAACACGATTTGTAGTCGAACTCATTCTAATAATCGATGAAACCAATACAGCGCCATTAGGAGAGGTGGGGGCTGAACCCGCCGCATAACGATTCGAGGCAGTCGAGCCATCAATAGTCGCCGTATTATTATATTCATTTGATACAAGATTTTGCCCCAATAAACTCCTCCACTGGCTAGAAGAAAAAGCCCGTATGGTGTTATCAAGCGTGTTGTGCCATAGCGCGCTTCCGTCAATGGGGATATTCGTAGAAGAACTTTGAGAAAATAGCGCCTTTTTAGATGGCGGTGCGGTTAGCTTGCTCGCAAAAGTATTTAGTAAAGTTTGCGGAGCGGCCGGGTAAATATTTTCAGCCGTTGTGAGAGTTCCTGGGACGAGTGCCATATTAAAGTTTATTGTTGTTTGGGCCTAAAATTACATTCCAATCCGGCGGGCACACGGAGGTTCGGAGTGAAACTATTCGGGCGGTTGTGCTAGTGCAGGGCGTAATGAACGCCCGCCCATCGGGGAGAAGAACGCCGCCGCTAAACGGGGATCGCCCCAAATCTGCCCCCACGCCGGAATTTGCGCCCCCACTCCAAGCAGGCGAATTAAACGCTGACGCCGGAAGAAATGTTACAACCCCTGTAGAGTTGGAGGTGTCGGTTTCATCAATCAAAAATCCTCCAAGTTGCGCTCCCATTCCGAGTGCCAAGATAGTCCCACAGGGAAACCTAATCGCTCCAAAACAACAATTGTTAGAGCCCTGTAGAGTAGCTCCGTGGGTAAAAAGCGAAGACCCAGTTGAATCGTTTACCCGCAAAATATTGCCGCCAGAAATAGGGATTAGAATTTGCTGCCCATCGGCAGTCGCGACTGGGTAGCAATTAAACCCGCTGGTGAGTGTGGAATGAGTGGCGGAATTGTTAGTGGTGTTATAAACGCCCCTTCCGGTGCTCGTAAAAAATACCGCGTTCCCACTCGAAGTCAAAACCGCTCCGTGCGCCCGAGGGGTTGTAAGATTTATCCCAGAAACAACCGCAAGTTCACCCGCGTAAGTCATCGTGTATGCTTGATTGTTGTCGTAAGGAGCTAAAAGCGCCCTTCTTTGGGTCCCGCTGCCGCTTTCTATTGGAAGCAGAACTCCGCCGCAAAAGGCTTTGTTTACTAAAGCCGAAGTGTCTCCAGAGCCGCCCCAAGACAAACTATTGGACGCACAATCGTATATCAAAACTCGTTTTCTATTATACGGAATACATAAGACTCGATAACTATTCGCGGTGTGAGTATTGTTAGCTGCTGGCGGCATCAAAATGCCGCCCATAAAAAGTTGAGCCGTCGGGGTAAGCGCCGGGCTCGGCTGCGATGGAATCGTTACCGAATCTTTTTCGGGATCATAAATCCAAACTTCATTGTGGTTGAAAGGAACTAAAAAAATGCGCCCGTCTGGTAAGAGAACGCTGCCGCTAAAAGCCCCGCCAAAGGTTGTTACTGATCCGGTCCCTCCGGGGAATGTTGTTTTTGGAGTAGTTATGTTGAGCAGCGGCCGCCCCAGGTTTCGATTAAAAGTTCTATAATGTAGCAAGGAAGAGACGGGAAGATTTGTTGCGCTTGAATAAGTCTCCCATTCATTAAACGCCGGGGGATTCAAAAAATAAAGTGTTCTACGAAAGTTTCCGGTAGGCACAGTGTCAGTAGCGGTTTGCGATAATTTTGTGCTCAATATTGTGTTTGCCTCAATTTTTTCATTAGTAACACAATTAGCTTTTAAGGCGGCGGTATTGATGGAATCCGAAGCCATTTTAGTTTCTGTGACCGCTCCGCTGGCGATACGGGAATTTTCAACAGCCGAATCTTGAATGTGCAATGACCCTACCGCTCGGTCCCCCGAGTTGGCGGATGACGCTAGCTTTGCGGCGGTGATCGCGCCGTTGTTTATCTTATCGGTTACGACTGAACTTGCCGGGAGCAGATTGGCGAGCGTGGCTTGATTAACTGCAGTGCCCCGCCTAAAAAGCACTACATCAGATATATTTGTAGTGGTTTGTTCGGTTTTTGCGCCGAAAATAAAATTTAATACCTTATCGTAAGTTGCTCGGTATGTCGCCCCGGCACGACTAATTATAGAATGATCAGTGGCTGCGACATCGCCCGTTATAGAGTCTAGCCCTTCGATAGTTTTGTTTGTTGAATACGGCATTTTAAACAATAATGAGTTTACGATTTTTTAAGTTGTCCGCAACATCTGAATCATCGATACACAAAAAATATTGAGGAGTCGCAGCTTGGGTGCTGTCGTTAATAACAAGATTGAAGCCCGACTCAATGGGCGCAGCCCCGGAGCTATATTGGACATAGCCCGGATCGGTTGGTAAAATCGGCAAAGTTACGCACGACATTATATCGCACCCCCTACAGATTCTATTTGTTTCAAGGCATGAAGCAAAAATTTGTTAAGCCTCGCCCGCCCGCGCCATTCGATTTTTATTCCAAACTCGTATCCCAAGTATAGAGGCAAGTCCGTGGAGGGGTTTTTTTGAAGCCCAGGGGTGGGAAACCTAATTTGAGGTGAATACCCCCGAGACAGAGTTTGTAGGGAGCCGCCCGCCGCGATTGTTTGCTCGGTAATAAAGCATTTTGAAAAATCAGTCCAATAAACCCAGTTGGGGTGATTGTCCGGTCGATACCACACTTTTGCCGAGAATTCTTGCGAGGGGCCCCCACCCAAATCATCGAACCAAGCATCGCCTCGGATGAGCTTTTTCTGGCTCATTTCAGAGTCAAAATTAAAATGTTTAGTTGTGATGGAGGCTACGATAGGTCTAACGCCGGCGTCAGAAACCGAGTTGAAAGAATCAAACTCATCGTTAGATGAGATTTCCCAGAACTCATGGAAGCCGTTGTTCAGAACAACCGCAAACGCTCTATGGACTCCGTCAATCTGTCCTCCTACCAAGGACAAAATATTTAGCCCCTCCCAAAGGCCATCGTAAGCAGCCGCCGCCTTCCCATCAATAGAGGAGACGCTTCGGAAGTCTAACACCGCGATTCCTGAATAAGTGATGGGTATGGGGGTTTTAGCGGCTTCTTCTTCAAGAGCGCTATTAGGCTGCGCTGTAACAACTCCTTTCGGGTGACAAGTCATTAACAACCTATCATCAAAATATAAAAAACTAACATTTTCTAGCATCCAATCCGTGTCCTGATTTAAAACGGGATCAATTTCTGCGGACAACGGGGTTTGCCCGTAGCTATCAAATTCGGCTCTTGCACTCCTGTAAGTGCGAATCCCATTGCCCTCTAGGCTTCTAAAGAATATGTCCCCATTTATCGCGACGGCGGATTCTGCTGCCGATCCGATGCCTAAAAACATAACTCGTTGGAACCCGCGTGTGTTTTTCCAATCTACGCGATTTAGGTTTACTTGATAAGATGCCGCGCCGCGTTCGCAAAAAGCAATTAGGTCCCCTTGGCCGGTCGTATCATCTTGCACAGGGATAAACTGCAAAGTTTTGACCCGCCCCATCTCTCCCGGAAGTGAAAACGACCCGCCCTCGGCCAAGTATGTTGTTTCGTTAGTGAGCAGCAAATCCTCGTCGCTACCCCCATTGAATTTGTAAACAAACCCGCCTAGCCCCGGAGACGCCACCGCAGCAGGGATCGTTAATTTGTTTGAGGCGGGGGTTGCTGAAATATAATATGTTCCATCAATCCTCGGAACACTACTATGCCCGGAAATTGTGACTAAATCGCCGGGTTGAAACCCGTGATCTTCGGGGGTCGTCAAAGTCGTCGGAAAATCCACCGAGCTTGTAGTAATCTCGAGGCTTTCAGTGCTGCCGCCGTAAATAATATCCCCCGCTACAATTTCAGTGCCATCATTTACTGCAACAAACAATCTTCCGTGTCCATACGCCATCTGTTTTCCTGTTGGAACGCAAGGACTCCCAAAAGAATCGGCTCTGCGGATTGAATACCCATCAAAGACCAGCGGATGGCTAACGCCATCTTGAATGATCAAAAATCTCTCGGCTTGGCACAAATAACATTTAAGGTTGTTAGCGAGCCTCTGCCCCGGATTTAAAAGAAAACAAGAACTTTCCGCAAAATTAAGTGACATAATCCACCCATCAACAACTAAAATGATTTGAGTGGGGTTTCCTTGGCGCGGGTCGTTGTATACAAGTGCCCCTTGAAAGAACTTTCCGCCGCGAATGTAAGTTTGAAACCTCGATCTCGAAGTCGAACCTTCGTGGGCCAAATCTAAATAATACTCGGCGTCCGAAGTATTCGTCGGGTTTCTCCAATAGTTATACGGAATTTCTTTGAACCCAGGGCGAGTCCGGGGGCCGCCGCCGCCGCGAAAGGTGCAATTCACAGCGTAAGACGCCGCCTTCACATTAATCTGCGAAGGGTCACGGCTACCATCCATTCCGAGCATCCCTCGGAATCCATCGACCAATCGTTCAGGGTCGACGATCATTTAGATCACTCCTCCGGGGCGGCGGGCGGTTGGGCGGGTTGGAATTTATTCCCGATCACAGAAATAAAATCTTCATCGTTTGTAGAAGCAATTGGCTTTTCGGGCGGCTCTCCGCCAACTGGCAGACCGTCGATCTCAAGCAAAACAAGCGCGCCATCCATCAACTTGAGAGTGGCGAGAGCTTCAAAAGTCGAGCCTTCCGAAGCTCCCTCTGGGGGAACCATGCCATCGGGAATTGGAAAAGTGATGTCGGTCATAATATAAAAAATTAAAGTCGGGCCCCCTTGGAGAATTTACCAAGGGGGCTCCGAGTTTTAGCTAGGGGTTAGCAAGCAACCAGATCAAGCGCGCGTTGGCAGCGCAGGTGACGAACGACGAAGCCCAAGTCAGGGCGTTCGATTTTCGGACCATACGCGAACAGAGCGCGGAAGAACCCGGTGTTGTTGTCGATGTTGCATTCGCGATCTGGGATGTTGCGCCAGACGAACTCACCAGTCCAAGAATGCTGTGGGTTGTAGGACATCCCGCCGCCGACACCAACTGGTTTAGGCACGAGGATTTTCATCACATCAGCATGGTAGATGGTCGTGTCGGTGTATGCCGCATTTTTATAGGCAGCACTAACTTCCCACCCGTGACCCTCTTTGTTTGTCAGGATGCGGGAGGTAGGATCAGTGCCGTCGAAAGGAAGGCGGCGGACCCAAGCGTTACCCACCCAGTCATACCGAGGAGGGAACTCCACAGTAAAGAACCGGAACCCGCGATATACGCCATTAAGCCCTGGAGCCTCAAGCATGGCTGATCCGCGCTCAGAACCTTCGTAGGCGTAGCGGAAGTCATCGCGGGTGTTGCCGTCTTGACGCTTCAAATCGTGGAAAGTGAAGCGGTCGCCGACTGCAGCATAGATTGGAGTCATTTCATCTACTCGGGCAAACGGATTAAGGCTGCCGCCGAAGTATCCGAGCTGCTCGTAGATGTGTTCCAGAGTGCCCCAGGTTAGCTTGCTAGTCGCGTTGAGATTGGCTCCGTTCGCGAAAGTAGAACCTGTGATGATGCTTGCAGGAGTCGGGGTTGCGCCAGTAGTCGCTGCGCGGGGCACAAGTTTGTTGCCGCAGGCCGCGATATACTCATCTTGATAAGCGTTGGTCCAGACATATTTTGAGTTCTCCGAGAGGACTCGGACAACATTTTTGATCTGGTCTTCAACTTGCCAAGCAAAGCGGAGATCGTCCAAGCAGATGTCGGGCGAGTTAAGAGCCGCTTTCTTGAGTTGAGTGGAACGGGTGGAAATACCGAAGTTATCGATTTTCTGTCCCGTGATTTGGCAAGCCCCACCAGCTTCGCCGTTCGAAGAAGTCCAGTTTGTAAAACTTACTGGGTTAGTCGGAAGCGAACGCTCGTAGATAGGGTATTGGTAGACTGTCCCTTGACCATCCAACCACTTGTCGCGGGGGAGGTATTTAAGGTAGAAGTCGCTATTGATAATGTTTTTGGAAACATTGTTTCGGATAAGTCCAGCGTGTTCAATGAACAGCTGTTCGATATTGTTACAAGGCATAATTTTGGTTTTCTTTTGAGGTTGTGGTTTTAACTACATCGTGCTTCGCGTAACGAAGACGATCTTAGCTTCTTTCCCCTTCCTGCGAACCAAAGGGCCTTACGCAGTTCAGACTGTATCCTGAAATTTACCGCTTTCAGTCAGCGTTATAGAGACTTATTTATACGAAGAAAAAAATCTGTCAAATATTTTTTTAAGAAATACCGGCTTTAATTGCCGCAATAAAATCTTCGTGCTGCGGGCCCTCATCTTTTGCAGGGATAGAACTACCCCCTCCGGCTCCAGGTTTTGCAGATTGATATTTTGATAGCGCGCCCACTGCTTCTTGGTATTTTTCGTAGAGAGCAATGAGGTTTCCGTATAAGAAAGTCGCAGCGGAAGCCCGGATTGCGACATCCGATTTTTGTGCCTCCTGCATCTGATCGAAATCAAGAGATTTTGAGTATTGGTAGGCTTGATCAAGCCCGGAGTTCCATTCGTCATCCCCATCGCGGCGGGAAAAGATCGGAACTTTTTCGGACAAATCCCTCCAAGCGGAATCAATTGCAGCCGCATATTTCTTGGAGCGCTCCTCCGACTGCTTTTGGCCCTCCTCTTTTCGGTGCGCCTCTAACTTCTCCAAAGCCAATTTGGCGTTTGTCGTGACTTTTTCGCGGACGCCTTGAATCTCAAGCCACCGATCCGCCATTTTATAGAAAATGTTTCGATCGCGATCATTCATGCCAGAAGCCAAGTCACTCAATTTTTCTGCTTGAGTGTCGAGGTTGGATTCCCCAAAGGCAGACAGGATTTCCGACTCATTCAAATCATACTTGGAAACATAAACTTCAACATTCTTGCGGATCAAATTCATCGGCTCAACAACCGCATCTTTATACTCTCGCGTCGCCTCAACGCGCGCTACTTGTAGTTCCCGTTCGTATTCTTCGTTTTGCTTTTTAAGAGTTGCGACTTCTGTGCTGTCAACAACGGGAGTTTTCTCCAAATCCGAGAGCTTGGCTTCCAACTCTTCGCGGCGGCGCTTCTCTTCTTTATAGGCTTTGTTCAACTTACCAAAGGCTTTTTGCGCCGGTTCAGTGGCTTGTTTTAATTCGGGGGGAGTGTCGTCCGACTCAACGGGGGCATCTTTTTTCTTGCCTAAAATTTGCGCCAAATCATCTGCGGTGGGGGCTTTTACTTCGGCGGGGGCCGCTTTTGCCTTCGGTGAAGACTCCTGCTTTGAAGCATCCTCTTTAGGCTGCGCAGGCGCGGCTTCTTTAGACTCTGCGGGCGGCGGCTCTGAAGAAGCGGACTCAAACGCACTTCGGAGGCTCCGCGCTGAATCAAATGAAAGGGTCCCTCCTGTCTCTTCCAATTCAGGGGTTGTTACGGCGGTGTTTTCGTCAGACGGTGTTTGTTGTGTCATAAATTTAATCCTGCTCTTCTTCGAGATTCGGCATTAGCTCGCGGGTTGTGGGAACTTTTGTTATCGGCATGGAAAGGTTTTTGAGAGCGGTCAAAGCATGAAAATACCCCTCCCGCCGCGCGTTTTGCAGGGCGTTGAAGTGAATGAAATCGATCCCATTCGGGGCTTCAAGCTCTCGGGGCAGCCCTAATTCGGAGACAAGCCCCAAAGCAATTTCCATGTGCGGCTCTGCCAAAGTGCGTTGCAGCGCGGTTTGCAGAAGTTCGTTCTTCCTAAAAGTTTCAACTGTATGGTTCATTTTTGAAAAGTCCTCGGGCGACACGCTTCGAAATGCATTGCATCATACCCCCAAAACGCGCCGGCACTCGTCCAGCCTTCTTTGGCAAACTCCTCCATGACTTCAAACGGCATATCCGCTTTGATGGGCCACGGGTCTTTAAAAGAGTTGTCATCCGCATCGAGATCGATTGCCGCCCCCCAAGCATGAACCGAAAGGCGAGTCCCGCCGCGCTTATTGCGGAAATTGTAGATGCCCGAAAAATCAGACACTGGCTCAAGGATTTCTCGTGTCCCTCCCTCAAAGTTCCCCAAGTTCTTGAGGATGCGAAGCAAAGAGCCCGCCACCTTTTTGTGGCAGCGGCTTTTCGTTACTAGCTGGCTCCCGTAATAAACCGGGAACGGAAAATTAATCGAAACTAAATTTGTCTCATCCCCCGGCTCGCCGTAAAAATCTCGAAGACCCTCCTGTGTTGAAAAAGGCCACGGATTCGGAGAGGGCATTAGGGAGAGCAAATGCTCCCGACACCTTGACTGACTCCGAGGCCCCCAGAAGCCATCCGGCACGACGCCGATCCTTCGCTGGATTCTTTGGATTTGTTCTAGGGTCATTTACCCTTCCGAAGAATGTTAATCACTCCGATAAGGCCTAGCCCCGCAACAAGAATCTGCTCCTGCAGGGCGGGCTCGATCCTCAAGCCAAGAGCTGTCGCGACCAAAATTAGCCCGCGCCAGGTTGAGTTCTCTGAAAGCCTTTCAAAAAGGAGGTTTAGAATTTTCATTTGTCTTTGAGTAGTTTTGGTTTCGTTAGTTTGAATTTCTCCCAGGCATACAATTCAGAAGAATCAGCATTCCTAATGAGAGATTTCGGCACATAATTCACGCTAACTTTTAGTTGCAGATCGCCTAGCTCGCCTCGGCTTTCACCGAAAGGCGGGATGGGGATCGTGACACAACCTAGCATTAAAAAAGGAAAAAGCAAGGTTAATATTTTCATATCGACTCAAGTTTTCTTTCGACCCTCTCCATAATCATGGTGTTTTTTGAGATGGTCTGATGGGCGGTAGCGATGACTTCCAATAGCTCGGCGTTGTTTTGTTTAAGATGCCGAATAAATTCGGCGTTCTGTGCATCAAACTTGAGTTGGCTGTCATCGATTCGGCGCTGCAAATCATCGAAGCGGCTCATAAAAAACCGAATCAAAATAAAGACAAAGACTAACCCGATCACAAGCAGCGCGACAAACATCCATCGATCCGACTGATTCGAAACAAAAGAAACTGTCTCTACAAAACTCTCCGAGTCCATAATCAATCTAAAGGTTTACTGTAAAAGTGCTGCAAAGGCTTCTGCGGTGGTTTCCTCAAAAGAAAACGGCGCGCTCGGCCAGTCGTTTTTCGGTGCGGGGGTCTGGATAAAAGCCGCCAGGATTCCGTTGATCCAAGCTCGGACAGCCGTGAGCTTTGGCGAGTTTCCAAGTATCGATGCAAGTTGGTTCTCAAGATCAAGAAGCGTGACAAGACGCACCGAAGAGTAGCCTTGGTTCGCGAGCCATTCTTCGGCTCCGAAGAGCTTTTCATCGATCGGCGTCGGATCGGAGGGCGGCGAGTAAATCGCAATCTCGGAAATGCCCGTGCTAGGATCGTAAGAAAAAATGCGATCCCCATAGGAAACACTAAAATCCTCTGCGGGCCCCCAAGTTGATCCGCGAGAAATAAGCGTGGCGGCGGGGTAGTCTTCAATCGATGACTTGCCGTTTACGCGGCGGTATATAACAATACGATCCCCTGAAATCGGAATCGTAGAAGATGGAAGCAACTCCTCTCCGCGAACTATGTAAATTTCTCGGCAGTCGGTATACAAAATTTGCGAGCGAACCTGCGGCGTCTCCTCTGAACTCGGCTCAAGTTGCTCAATTATTTGGTCATCACTCATAATATTAAACTTGTTCAAACCACAAAGTTGCATCTTGAATATTGCTGCCGCCATTGCCAGAGGGGACCGAGTAAAAGATTTCGTAAGTTTCGTAAAATCCATTTCCGGTTGAGATGTCTGATGAAACCCACGAACCAACCTCATTGGTCCCTGTTATTGCGTTATCAAGTAGCCCCGGAACGCCCTCTTCTCCGCGCCCCACTCGGTTCGATCGTAGAGAGACGCGAAGAGTCGCGTTCGCGCCGGGGGAGCGGCGGACCATAAGCCGAATCCTAAATGTCGTGTTCACGCCGAAAACTTCAGCCGGGTTGAATAAAAAGTTTCCTGTTTGCGCGATTTGATAGAACCCAAAATTTGATGGTGTAGAAGTGGCTGTTATTCCTGAAACATAGCCGCTAGCATTGAAAGTCGCGTTAACTCTATGTTGTATCTGCCCCGGCCCGACTCTTCGCGTATAAATAGAGTGCGTGTGGTTGCCCGCAGAAACCTCGCTCGCACCGGAGCCTATATTTGCAATAGCGGCGCCGCCGAGCCCCAAACTAGTGCGCCAACTGGCCCTAACTTCACTCGCAGATATCGATAACCCATAGTTCGAAGCAAAACTTAGGCCTCGCAGTGGCTTGATATCAAGCACGTCAGGGTTGGCTTCATCTACAGTCCCCTCGGAGTCAGACCAGAAGTATCTGTGGCGAATGGAAGTAGTTTCGGAGGGCGCCAAGTCCCTAAAAATAATTCGGGCTTGTTCAGATGCAGCTGTAGACCCCGTAATAGGTTCGGTGTTAGAAAAAGTTGACGCCGCTAACCCCGTAGGAATCCTTGCTAATGGGAAAGTCCCAGAAGTAATCATTTCTGCGCCTACAGCGGGGTTGATCTGGCGGATAGTCCAATTGCTAACATTCCCGAAAGTAGTGCCGCTTACTACTGTCCTAGAAAGGCAATTTACAGTTATACTTAAAAAATTAATTGTGGTAATTTGCCCCTCTAAAAAGCCCACTCTACCCGCGCCGTCATTCCAGTTACACCTAACAAAGTCGTTAACCGCCAATGTAGTAGAGGGCCCCGACACAACCCAAAGTCGGCTGCCTACACTTGGGGTAATGGAACTTGTGCTAGTGTGAGAAGCCATGCCGGCTCCTTGGGCTCCTTGGAAACCTTGCGCTCCCTGACTTCCAGTCCCGTCGGCTCCTTGGAAACCTTGGCTCCCCGACCCAATAGAGCCTTGGAAACCTTGGTTGCCAACTGCGCCCTGAAAACCCTGCGCTCCCTGACTTCCGGTCCCGGCGGCTCCTTGGAAACCCTGCGCTCCCTGACTTCCAGTCCCGGCATTTCCTTGGAAACCTTGGTTGCCAACTGCGCCTTGGAAACCCTGCGCTCCCTGACTTCCGGTCCCGGCATTTCCTTGAAAACCTTGGTTGCCAACTGCGCCTTGGAAACCCTGCGCTCCCTGACTTCCGGTCCCGGCATTTCCTTGGAAACCTTGGTTGCCAACTGCGCCTTGGAAACCCTGCGCCCCCTGGCTTCCGGTCCCGGCATTTCCTTGGAAACCTTGCGCTCCCTGATCTCCGGTTCCGGCCGCTCCTTGGAAACCCTGCGCCCCCTGGCTTCCGGTCCCGGCGGCTCCTTGGAAACCTTGGCTACCTTGGGGGCCTCTAGCCTCAAAAGTTACATTCTGCCACATTCCCCCCGAGCGTAAAAAATGGTAACTACTACCTGCGTGAGAAACCTGCGAATTATTATTATTAACGATAGTTTCGAAGCCAGTGACCCTAACTGTATTATTTGGGTTTAAAGCCCCGATTACAATTTGAGCGCGCGCGCCATTTGGGGCAGAATCAGAAAGAGTAATTTCCGGGCCGTCCGATCCAAATACACTTGATGTGACATTTAATCTAACATTATAGGCATTGCTTATTTGATACGGCGGGCCACCGCTAATAGCATAAACAATGCTTTGAGAATGATGGAAGGGGATCGGCGTCTGAAAGCTGCCGCTGCTCACTGTTACTACCCCGGCCCCGGCAGGGGCTTGGCTTCCGCCCCCGGTGGCTCCTTGGAAACCCTGCGCTCCCTGACTTCCAGTCCCGGCATTTCCTTGAAAACCTTGGTTGCCGACCGCTCCTTGGAAACCTTGGTTGCCAACTGCGCCTTGGAAACCCTGCGCTCCCTGACTTCCGGTCCCGGCATTTCCTTGGAAACCCTGCGCTCCCTGACTTCCGGTCCCGGCATTTCCTTGGAAACCTTGCGCTCCCTGACTTCCAGTCCCGGCATTTCCTTGAAAACCTTGGTTGCCGACCGCTCCTTGGTTACCTTGGTTACCTTGGTTGCCGACTGCTCCTTGGAAACCCTGCGCCCCCTGGCTTCCGGTCCCGGCTGCGCCTTGGAAACCTTGGTTGCCGACTACTCCTTGGAAACCCTGCGCCCCCTGGCTTCCAGTTCCTTGACTCCCCGCGCCACCGCTTCCTCCGAAAAATAGTCCCATAAAATTATCCTTGAATTGCGTGAAACCGCTTGCTCGCCACAGAACAAACAATCTGGACTTCACTACTAGGAACAATCGAAGACTCGGCTACAAAACCGCCGCCGCCTTTAGCTAAAAGAATACCTTGAGGAGTGCCGGCGTTGGGGGTGCTTCCGATGCCTAAATACATATCGGTGTCGGACAGATTTTGGACGAGCAAAAATTTCCTATCTGCTTTAGCAGGGAAGACAACAGTAGCGGTGGCGGGGCTAGCGGAAGTTGCCGAAGTAGTAGAAGCCGAAACAGGAATCGCCTCATTCAAAATAGAGTTGATTTTTTGAAGCGATCTTTCCGGCGTATCCATCTGCGCCGGGGTGTTGTTTTCAGTGTAATACGAGGGCATATGGTTATGAGGTTATGCGTTTGAGGTAACCTGTCAAATTAATTTTCTACAATCTGCCAGCCTCGGCTAATCGCTTGGTTTTTGCCAAAAGTGTAAGTAGACCCAGAGTAGGGGCCGGGGTTGCCAGAAACATCAACAATGTTGGTATCGCCGGGATCGGTTGATGGGACTATACTGCGGGTCCCTAAACGAGACAATACTAGCCCTAATGCCGAAGAGTTGAAGTTGTTTAAACTAAAATTAAAACCTTTTCTGCAAACCGCGTTAAAGTTTAAAAACAAATTGCTCAAATTGCAGTCCAGCAAACTTAAATTATCCCATCGCGGATTAGGCTTGTTCACAAAAGAAAGCGTCAGATTTCGGTCCAAACTTAAACTTGGGCAATTAATTGCCAGTAGTGTTTTAAGCCACACCGGTCCGAACTCCCAGGCCGGGTAATTTGCTACGCTCGCAATCGGGAGCGCTGGGCGAACCGGGGCGCCGTGCTCCGCGGTCAGACCCGTCCATAGCTGCGTCAAATTAGGGTTATTGGACACATCGCAGTAATCAAGCCCGGTCAATCCCCACAAAGAAACTCGCGTTAGGTTCGGGCAATCGGTGCATATAAGTTTAGAAAGAAAAGGAGTGCTTCTCCAAGAGCTGCCTGGGTAGTGAGCCATCGTAAAACTAAAGCCGCTATAATTAACCGACGTAATATCTAATTTATCCGGGTTTTTCAATGCATGAGATTTAGGATCTGTAGGAACGGCATCGATTCTGTCAGCAATAACAAAATCTGTAGAAGAGCTAGTCGTGCTGCCCCAGTCCAAATAATTGTAATTATTGACAATATAAGGCGTATTCTGCGGTTGCGTATACCCATTATTTAAAAGCGTAGCGCCTGTAAAAACAACAATATCCCCAGGTTTAATTCTGAAGCCGCCCCCGTTTGCGGCCCTAAATAAACGAGTAGAGTTGTTAAAAGTGGCGGATACGAGTCTAGCTTTGTTCGCAATATAGTTTGACGAAGTCGTAGACAACCCCAGAACACTTATCGGGTTGCCTGAAATATTGAAATATCTCAACCCGTTCGCTCCTTGCCATTCGAAACCATCAGAGAAAGGATTTTGTGTAAACAAGTTTGTTGAAATATCGCATTCCGTCAAACGATATGTATTTAGATAGACCCAAAAAGGATTGCCGTTTTGATCAAGTGCGTAGTTGCCCGCCGGGTCTAACGGCTGTTCCGCGTTGGGGGTCGCCGTAAAACTTCTAGGGTATTCACCGGGGTAAGCCAGTGAGGTAATAGAGTTATTATTTGCATACAAATATCTCAAGTCTACTAAAGACGAAACATCGAGCGTATTAAGGTTATTATAAGAAACATCTAAATATTTTATTTGATACGGGGCGCCGCTTACACTTGGCGGGAAATCAATCGAATCGATCTGGCAATGATTGCATTTAATTTCGACAGTGTTGATCCAATCCCCGTTTAAAAAATTTTCGTCCAAAGTAGTGAGGTTTGGGTTAAATGAGCAGTCGAAAACCTTGGGCCGCTCAATTCCGAAATCCTCGTAATAATACGCGCCAAAATCCACACTATTAAAATTATTAAACGATATATTTAAAAACCGAGGGATAATCAAACCTTGTGCGAATCCTGGCGGCGCAAACGCGCCAGAAAGATTGTTGTCAGAAATGTTATATTCAACCCAAATCATATGATTTGGTAAATCTAAATACGGGATTTCAGAGAAAAGGTTTGCCTGCAAATCCAAAACACTCATACTTCTTATTGGCAAACCAGTTACAGGGCTTGTGTATTCAGAGCGGCCTAGCGAATCCAGCCCCAAAAACCTTTGGTGATTTAAAAAATTACTGGAAGCACGAAAATATTCAACCCACTCGCACCCAGTAACATCAACATAGTCTAAAGAATTTCTTGATATGTCTATATCAACAAAAGAAGTTCCTTGCAAATAAAGTTTTTGCAAATTTGAATCGGTTAAATAAAAAGTAGACAGGGAGTGAAATGTAGCGCCGTCGACTTCATAATAAAATTTTGGATCAAAATAATTCATTTTAATCTCAACACCAGTGGGGAACCTCCAACCTTCGGCAAGTATCTCCACGTCGCCGTAAAAAAAATCGACTATTTCTTGGTCGTCGGCCCAGTTATAAATTAAAAAAGGTTCTACTGTGATTACTGAAGCTCCATTTGAGGCGAATTGAAGCGCCACCTTGTTAAGGTTTTTTTGATTTAAGTTCCCTCTAATGGATAACATATTAAGCAACAATCCATTCAGATGATGATATTTTTATCAAAACCTGATTATTCGTGCCGGGGACTTCTATTAAAGTAACCCCAGAGGATGCCGAAATCTTCACGCTATTATCGTCCACCGGCAATATCAATATTTGGGTCCCTATAGGGAAATCCACAGAAGTGTTACTTGGAACATTGACAGTCCAATTCGTGTTTGTCAGAATAAGGCTCCCCGCATCTTCCAAGATTAGCCCCCATGTAGAAGCTGCCGCAGCAGTGGGCAATCTCCGAATAGGGACATTGAAAGGGGCCGCCCCGATCTCATCATAGTTAGGGACTGGGTATAACTCCCCGTTGAATGGGTTAAACTTATAGCTCGCGAGCATAAATCATTGAATGCTGCGATTCAAACTCCTCGGCATCACCCGCAAGTTGCTTGATTTGTTGTGCATCCCGGAAATATGGTGGACATCTTTCCCGTCCCCTTTGCGAACCTTGCCTTTGCGGGCCATTTTCCTTCGGGCGGCGTTTCGCGTTGCACGGCGCTTCTTTTGCTCTGGTTTCGCGTGGTATTGGGCATACTCGCGGGCGTAATTTCTTTTTCTCATATGCTCCCAACTTCGGGGACTGCGGCCCGCCCCGCGTTTCGGATTTTTGCGGCGGTTTCGGCGTCCTTCAATTGAAGTTTCTGCGCTACTTCGGCTTGTTGTAGGGCGAGTTTTGCTTGATGGCGCTCAACTTCCATTTCGAATCGCGCTTTTTCCTGCAAGATTTTCTGCTGTGCTTCTGGGGATAAGGCCCTGGCGGCTTCGAGTTCGCGCTCCATCTCTCCAATCCGAGCTTGTTCCGCCTGCATCGCTCGGGTCATCTCGGCTTGTTCGGCCTCCTGCTGTTTCTTTTGGGCTGCCATAAGCTCGTTTTGGAGGCGGTCCCTCGATGCCGCCATTTGCTGGAGGCGCTGCCGCATCAACGCGACTTGATCCTTGCGGACTTCATCAGGACCGAGTCGCTCTAAATGCTCCGCCAAATGCGGCAAAAAGATATTTAGGGCCGCGAGCGCGGCTTGCGGGTTAACGCCGCTTGCAAGGCCCTCTTGAAGCTGCTCCAACGCTTGGAGGTGGCGGCCAGCGTGGATAAAGTGGTTTTCGCCGGGGGTGACCGGAATTGGGCTTCCGGTGGACATAGTAGCGTTCTCCAAAACCGCAACTTTGTCATCAATTGGCGGTCGGAGAGTAGTCGAAGGTTTGGGTAGATACCGGTCCACAACTTCCTGCCCAAACCGAGCTGCGATCCGATCCCGCAACAAATTCACTCTTCCCGCTTCGTCGAGGGCGCCAAAAACTTGCATCGTCTCATCTACCGCTAGTTGCCGCAGCCCCGGCGAGCCGAATCCAATGGAGCGAACCGGTTCAACGCTCGCAAACCGATGGATCGCTTCGGAGGGAACCCCGCGCGCCAAACAACGCCGTCTAAACTCAACCGCTTCGCGCCCCCCCGGTAGCAGTGCGTTATAGTCTCTGGAAGAAATCCTGCGGTAAACTTCTTTCAAAAGGCGTTTCCAGGGGTGGTAGAAAAGATTGACGCTCGCGCTAGATAGGACCGCCTCTCTTTGCAGCTGGGCCCTAACTTCATACGCGGTGCGGGCTTTGCCTTCGGAATTCGAAGCGTATGCTTGAAATCCCACAGTGCGATTTTGAAGATTCACACTCAAATCCCCTAGCACGGGGAGGACATTCTGGCGATAATCGGGCACCGCCTTCTCAACAATTTTTAATCCCGGCGGAAATAGCGCATACGGCCCGTAATAAGACAGGGTCAAGTCTTCCAATGCGCGGGCCCCGCTATCGCTTGGTTGAACGACCAAAGCCGATGCGAGCAACGCCCCGTCAACCATGCCACATCGAATTCGGTTCAGAAGCTGGACAAACGGGTAGATTTTAAATCCAAGCCCTCGGATGCTATGGTAAGTCCCGTTCCCGATCCCATAACAGAAGGTCACAAAACAGTTAGTAGGGGCGTCAAAACGATTTATTCTCTCAAAAAGAAATTGTTCCTCGTCGCTATCATCCTCAAAAAGAGATTCTTTCAAGAAAATTAGATGCGTTACTTTCCCTGAAAACTCTCGGACCCATTGATGGACGACATGAATTTTTTTGCTTCTTGAATTCCCATACAGAATGTCGTTGTTTTTTAGCTGCTCCTCCAACTTTTCCCAATCACTCATCTCTAAAGTTTCGTCTCGACAAGAATGGATTAACGCAAGGCGAACCATTTTGACATTCCACCCCAACTCCGCAGCCACCTTTGGGTCTTTAATGAATGCATAGAGTTCGTGAGCCATAAACTCGCGCTCCACAGTTGCCACTTCAATATCCCACTCGTTGGCCTTGGTTCCTCGTGGGATTCTAAACTCCGAAAGCCCCGCGACTTTCCATCTCCAATCTGTCTCGTCTTCAAAATAAGAAATCCCAACTCCGTGGGATACAAAGTTGTCCGCGAGCATTTGATGATTAATTTCAAATTCCTGCCACTCTTTCAAAGTATTATGAAACTCTTCGGAAACGATTTGGCTCCATTCGGCGCGCTGCTCTGCGGTTCCGTAGTCAATTTTTACTCGGGCTAAAACATCAACAGAACTTGTTAAGTCGTAATAACTCGCCAACGCCTGTTCTTTAAGAGATGCCGCATCCCCAAAATCTAAATTAGTTCTCTCCCCCTGGCCCAATTCAAGTAAATCGTTTTGATTAAAAGGGGGCGCCCCGTTGAACATGGCATCAATCAGGGCTCGATTTCGAGAAGATGCCGCATCGGAATCTTTAATTGTTTTGTATATTGCGCGGGCTGCATCGACGCTGCCGACTCGGCATTTAGGGGCCCTCCCGGTATCAGGGTTAAGTCCAAGCAACTCAAAAGGGGCGGCGTTGTTATCGTAAGAATTCATCGTGACTTATTGGTTATGACCGGTCTAAAAAGAGTAATCTCTCGGATGCCGTATGACAATCGGACTTTTTGTTTAGTGCTTTCAAATTTTAAATTTCGGTTTAAGCGATCCCGCATTCTGCGACGGATAGAAATAGGAAAATCAGTAACCGGCTTCCAGCCCTCTGACTTCCAGTGGCTTAAATCGTATACTTCAGACTCTTTTTGAATAGCTTCCCACGCGCTTTCATACAAATCTTTACGATTAAAGTGGGATTTGAGGCGTTTGATCTGGGTCATAAGTAACTAATTTAACCGCCGGCAATCTCTGACCGCCGCGCCAGTCGAGTATTGCAATTGAGGGCCGAGAAATAGAGTCTGTGACGACTTTAAAGCCGTATCGGGTTAGCAGCTGCCACGCGCCCGTTACGACAAAAAGCGCGTGTGCATCCGAGTAAAACCCCCCGCAGTGTCGATGCGCGCGTAAAAAAACTTTCGGGATGCTGTGTCCGGCGCGCGCATAATTCAATCGAGCGTTGCCCATAACAATGCTCATCGCCCCGGCTTCCAAGTAAGCGCGGCTACTCGTCGGCATATGGTGGGCTACATCAATTAGCATCCCGTTTAACTCTAAAAGAGCTTTGTCGCCACACCATTTGGCCCCGATCTCTTTGGCGATCAACTCCTCCCAATCTCCTGTGTGGCATTCAGTTCCGGCGATGCAAAAACTTTTAGCTGCCGCGCTTGCCAGGGGGGCCAAGCATTCAATTGCGGCGGCGGCATGATCGCGGTTTTTTGCCGCCACAATTTCAGTAGTCCCATGATGCCGGCCTTCGATGCAGTCTCCATTGACAATCAACGCCCAAGGAGAGTCCCCAAAATGCTCTATAGCCTTGCCGATAGCATCCAACCAGCAAGACCACAACCATTTTTGGTGCAAGTTGTTCCCAAGTCCGATGGTATTTCCGTAGCTCACTTGAAACCCGTCCGGCCACAGCCCAACCGAAGAACCGCAATGCAAATCCGAGACAACCACCGCGCCGACAATTTTATTTGAGCGTTTTTGTTTTTTTGACATTATAATATTTTAGCGGGTTATTATATTACAAGTTGTCAATAAGTCAAACTTCCCGCCAACCGGGGCGAATATCTCGATTTAATCTGCGCTTTCCATCGAGTTTCGCCGCGAGGCCCGCTGCCACTTTCTTGCGGAGTCTGGATTCCGAGCCTTTCGCGAACAACCTCCAACATCACAAACGCTGCATCGGCTATGTCAGGAGACTTGCCCGTCCTAGCTTTCATATCAGATTTAGACTCAACTAGGACTTTCATGGCGCCGCTTTTCCGGGTTTCATAATTTCGAGCGGTCATTTCTTTAGCCAGATCAACTCCGATCCCGCGTAATTGACTGTTTTGGAGAAGCTCTTTTGCGCCAAACCAAAGTTCCGTGACTCGGTTGCAATATTTGTCACTCGCCAAAGTCGAGTCGTAAGCGGACAAAGTCCTTGTCGAGGGGGCCCCTCCGAAGTGGACTCTCAAAAATTCGTTTGAGCGGCAAACAGTAGCCAAGGCATCGCAGAACGGGACGCCGCCGCCCGTCACATCGACTCCTACATGATACCAATCGATTCCTTCTGCTGACACGATTTCAGAAATTTTGCGAGCGATCTGAAAAGTTCTGGGCTCCGAATCAGTGGCGTCCTCTTCGAGGTAATAAAACTTATCGAAGCTAACTTGATCCGCGCCGTCCTTGTTGGTCCCGAAACTGCCCAAATATAAAACGCACCGATCGCCGCCGCTCACAAAAGATGGATCGATGCCCACTACGCGGGTCGGAGGGGACATCCACAGAGCGGGGCGATCCGCCATGAATCTCACAATCTCCGCCTCGGAATATATCGCCTTCGAAACTGCTTGCGGCGGCCAGAAGCCGCGATAATCGCGCCAGAACATCGGGCTGTCTTCGCCTAGCCGCTCGCGGGCTTCTTCGATTTTCTCCCACTTTTGAATTGGCCAAAGATTTTCTTTCGCGAGGTAGTTCGGATTTTTTAGCGCATCGAAGTGCAGGCAGATTCCGCCAAGTTTTGTCTCCCATCTTTCATCGTTGACCGAGACGGAGCCCCAGCCGTTTTTTGGCTCTACAAATTTTCCAAAAGGATCGTAGTAGCTAACAGGATTTGCCGCCGCGCTAATGTGGAGTTCCGCGTTGTTTGAAAGGTTCGAGATCGCGGTATCGATCAAAGCGTGCCCCAACTCTGACAACTCGTCCGCTGCAACAATGACGCGGGCCGCCTTCATGCCCCGCATTTTTCCCGTGACTTCGTTTGTCTTTTTTGCTTCGGCAGGGATCAAATAGACTCCCGCCTGCTCCATTCTCTGCTCCCCGCGAATAGCGTAGATCGCGGGCGTCGGAGTGTCCGTGAGCTTTGCCGGCGCGATCGGCTTTAGTGCGGGCCAATACCTTTGGATCGCGCCCCAGACTCGCTTCTTGGCGTCTCGTATCGAAGTTGAAGTTACCAACGACAAAGTGTGAAAAGGCGCGGCCAGCCAATTCAACAACGCCCAGACCGCCATAAAGTCCGACTTGCCGGAAGAGCCGCAGCCCGCAAACCCGACAAATTGATTGTGGCAGCACTCATGCAGCATTTCTTCGGCCCAGGGATGCCAAATGAAATTCTCGGTTTTCTTGTGCCAAAACATTTTTGCGGCCCGCTTGAAGTGTTCATCGGGGGGAGAAAAATCCGCCTTGCCTACAAGTTTTTTGGAATGCCGATACGCAAATAGTTCGATGGTCCAGTCGGCAGTTTCGGGCGGGAAAACGATTCCGTATCGCTCAATCGCCCCGCGAGGCGCATCCTTGATTTCAGAAGCAAGAGTAGGTTTGAACATAAAATCTGTCGTTGTTTTTTGTCATTGTTACACGGGTTGGAGAAACAGGCTGGAACAAGGAAAATAGGCTTTCGGCAAGCAACTGCGGTGGAATTTAGTGCGCGTTTCGGCATACCGCTTCGAATCCCGTAGGCGCTGCCAAAAATCGTTTTTTTGGCCACAGGTAAAAACATTCACTTTCAAGGGGTTGCGTGTCCAATGGGTTATTATTTTTATACTACAATATGACATTTTTTGAACGATTTGGAACAAACTTTTGTCTACAGCCCCAACATGAAAATCCAGCTTCTCACAATCGGCAGGCACAAAATGGAAGTAACCTGTGGCGGGGCGAAGGTGACAATTCGACAAGTCCGAAACGGAGCCTACAAAAATTTTAGGCTTGACTGGAAGGTTGGGGCTCGAGCGCAGCGCCGATCCATTTCCGATGCGGAGAAGGCGGTCGAGGAAGCGCGCAACATTGTCAAGAATCTTGCGAGAGCAGAAGGAGAGAAGACTCTGGTCCGAAGCGAAGATGTTGTTTACTACCGCGAATGCCAGAAGCGCCTCGGGTCTGTGCCGCTTCACGAGGCGGTCGCGTTTTATTTGAAATTCCATAATGTCGATGCGCCGAGAAAGACGCTCGCTACGATTATCGACGAATTCATTGAAGATCGCAAACGCCGGGTTCTCTCCAACCGATACTACCAGTCGATCCGATACGAAACCAAAGTGTGGAAAAATTGGGCGGGCAGCCGAACTCTCCAATCCCTAACTACAGAGGAGATCGATGCGTTTTTCGATGATTGCGGGTATGGGCCGGTCACCAAAAGAAATCTGCTGCGCACTCTCAAGGCCCTGGAAATTTTTGCGGCAAAAAAGAGATACCTCCCGCGCGATTTCGATGCCGCATCCGACCGAGTTTCGATTCCAGCGGCTCGCAAAAAAACCTACTCGGTTTTTACTCCCGAAGAATTGATGCGCTTATTCGTTGTCCTCGACAAAGACGAACTCGCGTATGTAGCGACAATGGCGTTTGCGGGTTCTCGGCGAGCGGAACTGGAAAGACTAGAGGCTCAAAAAATCGATCCATCAGAAAACTTCGCTCGCATCGATGCGGAGATTGCCAAAAAAGGGACTGCGCGAGTAATTGAGCTGCCGGACAACTTGAAGCAATGGCTACAAATCGTAGACCTGCCTTCTAAAGGCAGTTTGACAACCACTAAAAAGGTCGCCAACATTTCAAGTAGGAAAGACCGCCTCTCTTCCGTTGGATTGGAGTGGAAACAAAATGTGCTGCGGCACTCCTTTTGCTCCTACCATTTGGCCCTACATCGCAACGCCGATTTGACATCAGAACTCGCCGGAAACTCTCCTCAAATGCTCAAAGAGCATTACAAGTCTTTAGTGGCTCCGACCGCTGCGACCGATTGGTTCAACATAACCCCGCAGTCAGTGCGGGAATACGCAGCAAAAAAAGATTTGACTCGGTTATTAACTTGGTGAAAACTGAACCCGCCCAACACTCCCCCCCCCTAA